ACCTGGCTGCCTGAATTTAATTTATCAATCAGATCAAATAACCCGTCACAGGCGTTGAATGTTTTTACCTGAGTTTCTACATTGATAAATGTATGATTCAACAATGCTTCTAACTCGTTATAAATATCATCGGCCTGGGCATCAACATATTTACTAAGCTTATCACCAACAGGAAAGCCAATCTTTGCAAGCTTCATCACAGCATTCCACTTTTTTATTTCGCTTACATAAGAATCAAAATTTTCTTCTTTAATAAATTCTATTGCACTTTCAATCTTGTCGAACCCGCCATATTCGTCATACTTTGCACTAAGCTTTGAATGCTTTGAAAGATACATACTAATCGTAAGTTCGTCCAAAGTATTTTTCTGTTCTATATTAATAAGATCGTTTGCGATAGAATAATAAACTCTCCAGGCATTATTTGTAATATCATCAAGCTTTAATGATGTTTCTCTAATTAAATCAGGATTTTTATAAATGGATGATACTGCATTAGCTTCTGCAATCAATTTAAACTCATTGATTTTTTTTATTGTTTCAATGCATTCTTTTTGAAATGCAGAAGCAGTTGTCGCACTACTGCGGTCTTTTGCATTATGTACGACCTTACCCATTTACCAAAGCTCCTCGAACGTCTCATTCATAGATTCATTAATATCTTCAGACTGTCTCTGGTATTCAGCTACTTCATTTACCTGGACTTCAGTATTTGCTTTCTCACTCTTTTTCTTACTCATTTCCGCATTCCTCATTCTTGTATACACATCATTCAGATCATTCCGAACGATTGCACATATATAATTTATTTTTTGTAATTCACCATCAAATTTTTTATTTTTAATGGCATTCTTTATTACAAATTTATTTATCTTAAAAGTAGCAAATATAACATCTATTGGATAAGAACCGTACTGCTCGCAATTATTGTTTGCCACTGTTTGACCTTTTTGAAGTCCTATCAATGCTAATGCTCCAGCTTTTTGGATCTTCTGATCAATTCCGTCATACCCAAGCAATTCTGTTTCAATCCATAAACACATGTCACGAAACTTTTCATCTTTCCGGCCAACAATTTCAGCTTTCTTATCCTCTATTGTTTTTGCTTTTCTTCTTTTTGCCATAATTATTTTGTCTCCTATTGCCTAAAAGATGTCCCGGAGCCAAAACTCCGGGATAATTATTATGCAGCAGTTAATGCAAGAATCTCTTTGGCAACATCAATGTCGTCTACTGCCATCGGATTTTCATATCCTTTTTCTTTGGCAAGAGCAAGTAGTGGTTTCAGCACAGCTGCTTTGCCTTTATTTGCTATACAAAAATCTTTGATCTTAGCTTTAATATTATTAAGCTCCTTTTCTTTCTTATTAGATTCCTCTACAGCCGCAATCTGTTCTGCTCTCTTTTCCGCAGCTGCATCCTGCTCTTTCTTTAATTCTGCAATAGACTTTTTGCCTTTGCTTGCTTCTGCTTTAATAGCATCTGTAAGAGCCTGAATGAGAGAGTCAACACTAAAATCGCATTCCGGAACAATATCTGCAAATCTGGATTTGGAATCAATGGAATAAGAATCATCACGGAATGTGATCTTTCTGCTTTCTTTAGTGATTACGCCCTTTAAAATATCTTTTTTCTTATTATCTTTCTTTCCAGTTTTCTCCTGTACAATTTCCCTATCAATAGATGCAACTCCAAGGAAATGCAGTTTTGTTTTAATTGCATTAAAATCTCTTATTGACATATTAGTTGTAAGAGACGTATATGTCTGTCCTGTTACAACATCTTCCTGCTGTCTCTGTTTTACATGTCCAATAATGATAAAATGAACACCAACTGATTTCAGCTCCCAAAGTTTATTAAGGACAATTTCAGTTGCTTTGTCTTCGCCGCTACCATATCCTCCGAAGGCAGCCTTGATTGATTTTACTGGCTTTTCTGGATTATCAGCATTATGCATACGAATTACTTCTGGCTTTGCGATTTCGATAAGCTGATCATATGTATCAATTACGACTGTTTTAAGATCCGGATACTCTGTAGATTTATTTTCAACAACATCATCTATAAAGTCCTCAAATCCAATAGAGTTGGTGTATTCATCATAATCCATTGACCACTCAGGACAATTCAGATAGTTAATTCCATCGATTCCATCTGCGCCATCCTCTTTTCCACACTCAAGAAATCTATATCCATCTTCTCCAACAAGTTTTTCGCACATCTCTTTAATGATGGTTGTCTTTCCAATACCGCTTTCTCCAATAAGCCCAATATTGTAGCTAAGTGGATCAATTTTAATAACATTCTTTTTTCCGTATCCCATTTTTATAATTACCTTTCAATTATTAGTGTTTATATATAATTTATTATTTACAGTATTAAATTTTAAACGATACTATCCATCCAGGAATCATCATCCAGATCATCAGATGGCTCTTCCTTCTTCGGTTTCTCTTCTTCAAAAGGAACTTCATCTTCGTCCTCTTCCTCTTCCGGTTCCTCATGCTTAATCAAATAATCAAGCATCAAATCATCATCTGAATACTTATCTTCAAATTTCTGGATCTGAAGAGTTTTACTACCTTCTTCTCCAACCATACGAAGAAATGGACGTTTAAGAATCATTCTTCTTTCTTTTCCTTTGTTTTCAGAACATTTCGCAAGAGCTTCTTCCATAGAATATGCACCAAGATCAATTAGCTCTTTGATGTCTGCCGGAATGTCAGCTTCTGTTGCCTGTACCGTTGCTCCTCCCTCGACAAAAATTCCTTCACAAGTAAGCATTGTAATATTCTTTTTCACTTTGAATACTTTGGAAATAACAAGATCTGCTTTCTCTTTATTGTCCGGATCAACTTCATAATCGAATACTTTTCTCAGTGGTACAAACTTTCCGCCTTTTACGGATCCACCATCAGTAAGATCATTTCCGTTATATTCTTTAAACTTCTCAAGAACCATACCGACAATTGGATAAACCATCTTGTCTTTATCGAGTTTTCCAACCGAATCTTTATTCAGCAGCATAGTCTGTGTGAACATAGCAATTGGAGTATCTTTATCTGTTTTAAGGAAAATACTGTTAATCTGTTTTGTTACCTGAATAGCATCATTGTAAATGGAATACTTAAGCTGTCCTTTTACTTTAATTTCTGTTCCATCTTTAAGAGTGTCTGAAAGATAGTTGGTTGCATCATAATCGGAAAGGAATTTTTTCTCAACAATGTTTCCCTCTTTATCTCTCTCGATTCCAATTCTGATAAAACAAAGATTTCCGACGTCCTCAAGAATACTCTCGTCGAGACGGTCTTCCCAGTCGATAGTATATGGATTGTCAAAATCATCAACTTCTCTTCCGGTTTTCTCATCTATCTTTTTACCATGGACATATACTGGATACGGATTGCTAATACTATATCCTCCCATTAGCTGACTCTGTACAAGTCCATATTTCTCTCCACAATCAACATTTAATAGCATTCTGGAGTAAATATAATCACTCTTTTCTGAATGTGCATCAATATTGAATGTAAATTTACCAAGAGCTGCTTTGCCTACAAGTGTAAAACTCTGAATCCAGCCCTTTTTGTCTAATGCTTTTTTTTCTTTTACTTTTGCCATTGTCTATTATCTCCTATAATCGTAATATCTACTGTCGTTATTCAACTTCATTGATCTGTCATGGAAATATCGAATCACATTAATCCGGCCACAACATTTACACTCTACTAATTTGGTTGAATATCCAAATCCATGATCATCTGTAAATGTTTCGCTTTCTTCATAGTCAAAGATTTCATTGCATATCCCACATGACATTTGTTTCATTTGCTGTCGTTGTTCCATTCAAGTCCTCCTCTCTTTTAGATTGGAAGATCAAGAATGCAAGTATGCAATTCTATCTCCGGATGATTGTGATCACGATATCCATCAATGAGATAATAGATAATCGCGGTTTTGTCACCCTGACATCTCTCCACTGTTTCAAGAAAACAGTGTTTCAATCCTATTTACATATCTCTTTCATTTTTATTGTTTATATAAAGTTTATAATTTACAGTATAAAATCAAAAAAAATTAATCGTTTTTGATCTTGACTTTACAACCAAATTTCTCTTCGACTTCATCCATCGTAACTTCTTTTACGGTATCATCATAGATAAGTTCAAATTCCGGAAATAAGTATTTCATAAAATTTTCATCTATTCCGCAAGGTAACTGGGAAATCCTATGAATGTCGTTAGTTCTCCACACTTTAATAATGCGATCATTCATTCTGTAATCAAATACGCAAAACCGCATATTCCCAGTTAAGCATCTGAATGTTCTGAATTTATTGATGCTTCTGTTATCTACTTTACTGTAATACCATTTAATAATATCTCCACGATCAGTGTTCTTTAAAACAATACCGTAACTTCCTTTTGTAGAAAGAACAATATCGCCTGTCCGAAGATCATTCAAACACATTGTTTTCATAATCATGCTCCTTATACATTTACTTTATTTTCTATTGTAGCGCTACAAATTGGCATAGACGGAATCGAACCGTCATTATATTGATCCATGAGTCAATTATTCTACCATTGAACTATATGCCAAACCATTATATACACAAAGGAATACCTGATAGAACTTATGCAAAACATCAGGCAATGGAAATTCTGGGACTCGAACCCAGGACCGACCGGTTATGAGCCGGTTGCTCTAACCAACTGAGCTAAACTTCCATGCTGATTTTCTATGATTACCGCAGAACTTATGCCTAACGTCTTAGGCGTCATTCTTTACCTACCAACCAACCTCGCCATAGAAAATCATTATTCCAGATACGACTACACCAAACCATATTGTTTGCCTCACCATACTTTCTCACCCTCACCTCGTCATATAAAAGATCATCTATATAAATGTATGTGCTACCAAACCCTCTATCAACCTCGCACAGAGCCATACCCAAAGTACAGGCTGTTCCCAACTTAGCTTCGTCTCATTATTGTAAAATTGTAACAAAATATATTACATTTGTCTGAGATTATAATGATATGCTGATCACTGCTATCTTAATCTCAAGTAGGTTAACCTTCAGATCTTTTATCCGTGGCCTTTGGATATCTAAAGATCTGAGTACGGATAATGGGACTTGAACCCATATGAGTTTCCTCCGGAGAGTTTGAGTCTCCTGCGTCTGCCTATTTCGCCATATCCGCTTGAGCAACAATTCTACAATAAGAAGCGTTTGATAAACCCGGGGATCAAGTATTTCATATGTGAATTGTTGCATTTTGATTATTTATCGCCAAAGGTTATCGTCCTAAGAAAGCTTTTTCGTAGACTCTCTCGCTGCCACGCCGTTTATACAGTTTTATTCACGGTAACTTCAGACATCTTTAAGTTTCATGCCGCTCTTTTGGTAGCGCGTACTACCAAACTGGGGTAGCAGGATTTGAACCTGCGAATGCTGAAGTCAAATTTCAGTGCCTTGCCGCTTGGCGATACCCCAATGATTATCCACCATTTACCAGCCTTGTAGATCACTTATGGTCAAATACAAC